CTACTTAAAACTCAACTCATTCTGAAAGGCGTTATAAGCATTGAAGAGTGGGAAGATATGTCAGAGCATATTCAATATGATTATATTGCTGACAACTATTTCTCTGAACTAAAAGAGAAAGAGATTCTAACAGAGCGTTTGAATCTTGTTCAAACAATGGATCCTTTCGTTGGTAGATACTTCTCTGCTGACTATATCCGTCGTCAAATTCTTAAGCATACTGAAGCGGAGATCACTGAGATCGACGAACAGATTGAGAAGGAAATTGAAGAAGGTAAGATCCCTGACCCCGCTTCGATTGATCCTATGACAGGTGAACCGTTGGCAGGTGGAATGGGAATGGAAGGTGAAGTTGAGGAAGAAGAAGGTCCAAGCGGTGTCGAATCAGTCGCTCCAGCAGACTATAAACGCGGAGAATTCTAAATATTATTATACGAGGACATTTATTATGCCATCCATCCAAGCGAAAGAAATTGTCAACAAACTTTTCTCTGGGAACAAAGATCTCAGTTCAGAAGTTGATGACGCAATGAAAGCAATGACTGCTGATGCTCTAGAAGCAAAGAAGAAAGAAATTGCAGGTGACTGGATGAAACCCGAAACTCAAGAGGAACCCACAGATGAAACTGATCACGGAACAGATTGAAGACGTTCAGATCCTTAGTGAGGAGAAGAACGGTAAGAAAAACCTATACATAGAAGGAACATTCCTACAAGGCGAGATCAAAAATCGCAATGGAAGAATGTACCCTATTAATACTCTGGTACGCGAAGTTGCTAAATACAACGAGTCATACGTTAAAAGCGGTCGCGCACTAGGAGAGTTGGGTCATCCCGATGGTCCTACTGTGAACCTTGATCGAGTTTCACATCTGATCACATCTCTGGTTCAAGAAGGTAATAACTTTAGAGGCAGAGCAAGAATCCTAGATACTCCTATGGGTAACATTACACGTTCACTTCTAGATGAAGGTGTAAAACTAGGCGTTTCATCTCGTGGTATTGGATCACTCCAAGAAACAAGAGATGGATCGAAAGTCGTTGCTGATGATTTTATGTTGGCAACCGCAGCAGATATTGTTGCTGATCCCTCAGCACCAGATGCTTTTGTTAATGGAATTATGGAAGGCAAAGAATGGGTCTGGAATAACGGACTTATGCAAGAGTCTGAAATTGCCATTATGAAGAAGCAAATCGACAACGCTGCTAATCAAAGGGTACTTGAAGAGCGGAAGATTTCCGCGTTTTCAAATTTTTTGAATACCCTGTGATTATAAATATTTTTACGAATAGCAAAGACTACTAAGGAGACAACTCTAATGTCACAAGAGAATGAAGTAATGGCATCCGAAGAAAAGCAAGTCACCGAAGCAAAATTCGACGGTGCTGTTGCTGATGGTTCTTCTTTGGGTGGCGTTGAGAATCTCGGAGGTCCTACACCTCAGAACTCAAAACCTGATGATGAGTCTAACAAACTGAAGACTCCATCACAAACACAGGCAGCATCACCTAAGACAAAACCTTCTGCAGCATCACCTCAGAAGGCAGAATCGGTGGAAGCAGAAAACGCTCCAGGCGAAGATCTTATTGAGATCGACCTTTCTGCTGACGTTGCCGCTCTTACAGAAGGCGAAGATCTTTCTGAAGAGTTCAAAGCAAAAGCAGCGACGATCTTCGAAGCCGCTGTTGTATCACGCCTCAACGAGGAACTTGACCGTGTTCATAAGGAATACGCAGGTACACTTTCTGAGGAAGTCGAAGCAGTTAAGACTACACTTGCTGAGCAAGTAGATGAGTATCTAACTTATGCTACTCAGCAGTGGATCGACGCCAACCAACTCGCAGTTGAAACTGGTCTCAAAGCAGAGATTGCTGAGAGCGTGGTTGCAGGTCTTAAAAAAGTTTTCGTCGAGAACCACATTGAGGTTCCCGAGGAGAAGGCAGACATCATTACTGATATGGTGACTGAACTTGATCAGATGGAAGCAAAACTCAACGAACAAATTGATAAGAACGTTGACCTTACACACCAAGTGGCAGGTTATGTTAAGAATGGAATCGTGACTGAGATCGCAGAAGGTCTCGCCCAAACCGAGAAGGAGAAACTTGGAAGTCTCTCTGAAGGTGTTGAGTTTGAAAATGAAGAGTCATTCCGCAGCAAAATTGAAACTCTCAAGGAGTCTTATTTTAGCAGCAAACCACAAACTGCATCTGAAACGATTGCCGAAGATGTTCAACCAGTTGTGGATACAGATATGTCTGATTCAATGTCCAAGTACGTTGACGCCATCAGACGCTGGACTAAGTGAGTTAGTCATTAAAACTATTTTTCCCTATTAAACCCAAAGAGGTAAAACGCAATGTTCAAATCCGAACATCTGCAGGAGAAGTGGTCTCCCGTTCTTAATTGTGAGGGTCTTGATTCCATCAAGGACAACTACAAAAAGGCGGTCACCGCTATTCTGCTCGAAAACCAAGAATCATTTCTAAAAGAAGAAAGAGGTATCCTTACTGAGGCAGCACCTACCAACGCTACTGGATCTACTAGTTCTGTTGCAGGTTTCTCTGCTGATGCTACTGCTACTGGTCCTGTTGCAGGTTTCGACCCTGTTCTGATCTCCTTGATCAGACGTTCAATGCCTAAGCTTATTGCTTATGACATTGCAGGTGTTCAACCTATGACTGGTCCTACTGGTCTGATCTTCGCAATGAGATCTAGATACGGTACTAACAGAGCATCTGGTTCTGAAGCATTCTTCAACGAAGCAGATTCCCAGTTCACTGGTACTGACGCAGCACAGACTTCTGGATTCGGTTCACAAGGTTCTGCACAAGCAGGATCAAACCCAGGTCTTCTTAACGACTCTGGTACATACACCAACGGTACTGGAATGAGAACTGATGAGTCTGAGACTCTCGGTACTGGTTCTAACGCCTTCGCTGAAATGAACTTCAGCATTGAGAAAGTTACTGTGACTGCGAAGTCCAGAGCACTCAAGGCAGAGTACAGTTTGGAACTTGCTCAAGATCTTAAGGCAGTTCACGGTCTAGACGCTGAGTCTGAGTTGGCAAACATCTTGTCTACTGAGGTTCTTGCTGAGATCAACCGTGAAGTTGTTAGAACTGTGTACAAGGTTGCAAGACCTGGTTCTCAGTCAAACACTGCAACTGCTGGTATCTTCGATCTTGACGTTGACTCCAACGGTAGATGGTCCGTAGAGAAGTTCAAAGGTCTTCTTTTCAACATCGAAAGAGATATGAACGCGATCGGTCACGAGACTAGACGCGGGAAGGGTAACATCTTGATCTGTTCTGCTGACGTTGCATCTGCATTGTCAATGGCAGGCGTTCTTGATTATACTCCTGCTCTTTCTGGCAACAGTGGACTACTTCCTGATGACAATAGCAGCACTCTTGCTGGTACTCTTAACGGAAGAATCAAGGTTTACGTTGACCCATATTCTGCAAACGTAAGTGACAGACACTTCTACGTTGCTGGATACAAAGGTAGTTCTGCATATGATGCTGGACTGTTCTACTGCCCATACGTTCCTCTTCAGATGGTTCGTGCGGTTGGTCAGGACACCTTCCAACCAAAAATCGGATTTAAGACAAGATACGGTCTTGTTGCAAACCCATTTGCTGAAGGTACTTCACAAGGTAGCGGTGCTCTTACTGCTAACGCTAACCGTTACTACAGACGTAGTTTGGTTGACAACCTTATGTAAGCGATCGCTTATATTTGTTTATACAAGGGACCCTTCGGGGTCCTTTTTTTTGTTAAATATATTAGTATTAGTGAGTAAAATGTCTGGTAGGAATTACGTGACAAAAGAAGAAATCAACCTCAGAGTTCTAAAACTAAAAACTGAAATTTTTGACAAGCAGTATAAAGGAGCAACTAAAGACTGGGAGGACGGTGCACATTTTATGCTTAACCGTGTTCTCCATATGCTGCAAGAATATCGTGGATAAATAGAATTGGCGGAACCCAATCATTTAGATAATGTCTTTTCAAACGCAAATAAGCAATAGGAATTTCCTCAGTCCAGGTGGGTTTCGCTTTACATTGGCAAAGTATCCTAAGGTTGCATACTTCGCACAAATGGCAAACGTACCAAACATCTCTATGAGTTTGGTTGAGCAACCTACACCATACAGAAGCACCTACCTTGAAGGTACTCTTGACTACGGTCGTTTCAATCTACAGTTTCTTGTAGATGAAAATATGGAGAACTATTTGATCCTTCATAACTGGATGCGTGGTCTTGCAGTTCCAGAGAAGTTCGAAGAACGTCAGCAGATGATCGACGCAACTCCTGAGAACACAGTCAAAAGTTTAGGTGATGATCTAATCTTTGCTGACGGTACACTGACTATCCTCAACTCTAACTTCCAACCTCTATACAATGTCGTCTTCACGAACTTGAAACCAGTGGAACTTAGTACACTAGAGTTTGACGGTACGCTTAGTGACCAAGAATATTTCCAATCAATCGTATCATTCGATTACCTATCATACGAGATCCAAGCAATCGAGGGTGGTAGAAAGAAAAATTTATCTTAATTTATGGCATTACTTGAAGAGTTGCAGGAGTCCTGGTCTAAGGACTCTATTTTTAATGAGGCAGATTTGGGCAGCGAGTCCTTGCAGATAGCAAGTTTACATCAGAAGTACCATATCTACTACAACAAATACAAACTAATTCTTGAGGATGAGAAGTGCAAACTCAAGAGGTGTTACCGTGAAAAGTGGTTGTGGTATAGCGGAAAGAAAACGGACGAGAACAATCAAGTCTTTGATCTAAAGGTACTCAAGGGAGATCTAAACACCTTCCTAGATTCTGATGAAGATATTCAGAAGCAATCCTTAAGGGTAACTTATTTCGAAACTTGTATAAATTATATTGAGAACATCTTAAAGATGATCAACAATCGTGGATTCCAAGTGAAGAACGCGATTGACGCAAAGCGGTTTGAGTTCCCTGTCTAATGGTTACCATTGAAAAGAAGAATGAAACGTTCCTTAGGATCGGTGCTGAGATGTCTCAGCATAGAGAGTTAAGTGATTACTTTACATTTGCAGTACCAGAAGCAAAATTTCTGAAGCAACAGAAACGCTACAAGTATTGGGATGGATTGATCAGACTGTATTCTCCTGGGACAGGTGAACTACCTGTGGGTTTGTTTCATTATCTTGAAGAATGGTTACAGAAAAAGGAATATGATTATACAATAGTTGACAACAAATACTCAGGTACCCCTGGTGAAGAGAACACACTTATCACACCCGAGGCAGTTAATGGTTTTGTTCGATCTCTGGGTACTCCTTTCAAGGCGAGAGATTACCAACTCCAAAGCATTTATTCAGCACTTCGGCACAACCGTAGATTATTACTCTCTCCCACTGGATCTGGGAAATCATTTATAATCTACTGCCTTCTCAGATGGCACCTACAATATAATAGAGAGATCTTGATTATTGTACCAACAACCTCTTTGGTTGAACAACTTTATAAGGACATTGAACAATATGGATTCTACGCTCGCAACACAATACACAAAATCTACGGGGGAAGAGACCGTTATGACAAGAGTCCTGTCGTCATTTCTACGTGGCAATCTATCTACAAAGAGTCTAAGGATTACTTTAATAGGTTTGATGTTGTTATCGGCGATGAAGCGCACCTCTACAAAGCGAAGTCGCTGACAGGTATTCTTAATAAGTGCCACAATGCCAAGTACAGATACGGTCTGACTGGTACGTTGGATGGTATGCAGTGCCATCAACTTCAATTGGAAGGTATGTTTGGCAAGGTTAATAATGCTATACGCACAAAAGACCTGCAAAAGAAAGGACATCTGACGGAACTTAAAATTAATGTACTGCTGTGTAAACACGATTATATTGGTTTCGACTCTTACTTTGATGAAATAAATTATATCATATCCCACGAGAAAAGGAATAATATTATTACTGGTCTTGCTAGAGATTTGGTTGGTAACACTCTGATTCTATTCAACTACGTCGAGAAGCACGGAGAACCTCTTTACGAAATGATAAATAGTAAAGCAGGGGATAAACATATATTTTTTATCCACG